TCCCCTCTCTTTTCCGAGGACGAAAGCCGCGCTTCCGGTCACTGTCCAGGTGGCCGATTTCGGTCTTTGGTTTGCATATTCGAGAGGTTAACATTAATTAGTACAAGTCTATTAAAAATGGCGATTAGAAATTCTAACCGCCATTTATTTTACGCTTTTACAATCGCAGCGTCAAATCCTGCTGCTTTCAATTTTTCCTGCAAGGAAATAGCATTTGCTTTGTTGCGATACGCTCCGACCTGTACACGATAAATAGAATCTTTATCACCTACGCTTGTCTCTGATCCAGAAGTTGCAGCATCGTCATCAGATGTGTTATTGGATGGTTCAATGTACTGCTGTCCTGTAATTCCGTAAACAATCGCACTTGCCATGCTCTTATAATCATACAATGCTACATCGTCCTTATCATCCACAAAGCAACATTCAATCAGCATTGCCGGTGCTTTTGTTTTCCGGAGCACATACAGTTTCTTATTCGTTTTTACACCACGATTTTTAAATCCAAGCTTTGCAATCTCCATAGCTACGCTCTGCGCATAGTTTTTTGATTTGCTGTTATCGCTGTAAATATAAACCTCTGTTCCGGTTGTCTTTTCGTTTCCGTTCATATCTTTAGCACCTGCATTAAAGTGGATAGATACATCAAGATCAGCCGCATGAGCATTGCATTTTCCTACGATGTTACAAAGCACATTGTTTGCGCTTGTGCCATTTTCAACCGTACAGTCATACACGGTGTGACCAAGGCTTTTAAGCTGTTTGATAACCTCATTCTTTACATTTCTTGCTTCTGTGGATTCCCGGATAATTCCGATAGCTCCACATGCTACTTTTCCGTCCGGGTTGTGTCCGGCATGTACATTAATAATCATTCTTCTATTCCTCCTTTTTTTCGATATACTGCTTAAATAACTGATGTAATCCTGTGCTTGCCAATCCGCTAAATAAGCCACTTAATAAGATTGATGCTGTAATTGTCCATCCATTAATCCAAATGGCTAAAAAGACACCTAATACCGCACAAATGGTCGGGATATACTTGTTATCCACATCCTTAATCCATTTCTTCACCACATAGCCTACACAAAGGCAAATGCCTACAATTACCGGCACCATAAATTCTGTCAAAAATCCTAAATCTGTCATGTTTAAATCCTCTCTTTCTGCTTCAGATGAAGCTCTTCAATCTCGTTTTTCATCTTTGTAACCATTCCATTGCCGCCCAGTGCATGATAAGCATCGTACATTTCCATAAAATTCTGGTAGGCATAGGATGGAATTTCTTTGAGAGCCATGTATTTATTATGGTACTCAATCAGTTGCACACGAAGCAAAAGCATTGTTCCTCTGCTATTCGCATCTCTGTCTGACTTCTGATTTTTCAAAAGCCACACTATGTATCCCATAAATGCTGTCAGAACGATAGGCAAAGCAATCGTGTACGTTTCTTTTAACATCTCCATTGGATCATATTCCTTTCTTTTGTATATAAAATATTATATATCTATTCGTTCTACCATTTGTCCCATTTTACTTCGCATAACCAGAGTTTAACTGAGTTAAAACTATATCCAGATTATGATAATATTATTATAAATAATGTTAACATTCCAGTGAACACCGTGCATACTGTTAAAACTAAATTATATACTGCCACAGAAGATTGTTATATTCAATTTTCTCATAATAACGGAAATGTAAATGCAGCTAAAACTGACACCATTGTGTTTTATATTAATAATTCAGATTTTTGTATATTTTCATTTTATGGTTGGATGAAACATAATATATCACCATTATATTTTTTGAAAAAGGGAGATACAGTATCTTTCATAAATGATTTAATTTCAATAGCATTATATTCTGTTATTGGTGTCAAATAAAATTAGCAAGGTAGCTAAACAAGCGTGTATTCAATTACAACAATCATCTTATTAACAGATATGTTGTTAATAACCAATTCAACGCCTTTATAACTCAAAAGAACTTCTACTCTGGCAGAAGATTGATGCGATAATGAATACCAGTTTCCTAATGAATTTCTAAATGTTCCATATATGTTGAGTACATAGTCAACATCACCAGCTTTTATACTTGTGTCAATTATAACGCTCTGCAAATTATCTGCTTTTACAAGATTATAAGTGCGCCTATGAAGATCTTTACCATTTAAAGTTCCCACAACGACATCTTGTGAAGTTATATAAGTTAAACTCTGGTTTACCTCCGTAAAGCCTGCTTCGATTCTATCCTCCAGATCATTCATATTGGCAGCATTAAAAGCATCACCTTCCTGTGAGATTGTTCCCTCATCCCTTGCAACTGTCACAAGCTCTGTGCTTCCATCTTCATTCGTAAGCAGTCGTCGGTTGATGTACTCTGCAATTCGATTTTTCCATGTTTTCTTTGTAAATCCCATAACATATCCTCTCTTCCTATAATAATAGTCCGGTATCATCTCCGGCATATATCTCTGATCCACAGTAATAATTGAAGTTGTTAAGTAAAATGCCATACACATCATCCAATATTTTTTCAATATCATTTATCTTTTGGTATGTATTAACTGGCATACTCGGTGTCTGCGGCGTGTCTCCATGAATCATGTACGCATTTCTGATAACCTCTGTGTTATTTATGACTGATATTAAAAATGTCTCATTTGGATGTTCTGGAACGTCTGCAACCGTAAGATTAAGTTCCAGAACATCTGATAATAACTTTGTGTTATTCTGGATTCTCTGCATATCTGATCGATTCAGTGCGCCTTTCATCCCGGCAAGCCATTCTGTTTTTTCGTCTACATTGAAATTATCCCATCCTTTCTGCAACAACTTCAATATTCGATCCACATCACTCTGTGACCGGTCCGTTACCGGCTGCATCCATATCAGCATAAGCAACCACCTCACTTTTCAGACGTTCGTTTTCTGCTTTCAGTGCTTCATTTTCCTCTGTAAGCTTCATATTCTCTTTTCTAAGTTCCTCGTAATAAGGATTGATTGGATTATAATTCATCAGATCAGCACATCTCCTCCCGTATATAATTCAACTCCAGCAAAGTAATTTTCCGTAACAACTACTGAATATCCCCTGCACGTTGCCGTTGCGATAAATCCACCGGACAAATCAAGCGTCTGGCTCTCAATCAATGTAGTAGATGTCTTGCCACCGATGGAATTTATATTCGCCCAATTTCCTACCTGCTCTAAATCAACCAGATACTTCATCCCCACCTTTTTTCTCAATGCATGATAATCTAAAAGATAAGCAGCGATGTCGGGTAATATATCAGCATTATAAATGGTACATCCACTGTATTTCTTTATATTTTCTGTTTCCCCAGCTTCGATTTTATCTACACTCTTTTCGTAGGAAAAAGTCGTGTTTGCATATTTAATACCTGTAATCTGGCACTGTCCGGCAGCCGTCATATTAATGATGAGATAATTTGTTTTTACTTCTTTCAGCGTTCCGGCACTTGCCGTGATGGACGATGGAAGATATGGGCTAGAAAAAGTGATCTTTGTATCTCCGGCCGGCAATGTTTTCTTATAAATATCAGATGTTTTTTCTTCCAATGCATAGTTTTTCATCTCAATATTCACACCAGAGATATATTTTTCAAGAGATACTTTCGTATTTCCATTAAATTTGCGATCCGTCCCGACAGTGGATTTCACATATCTGTCTGGTTTATAAACCTTGATGGTATCGCTCCGGCTGTCATCTGCAACCGCACCACACGCAAAGCATACCTGTTGCAATGCCTTACGGCACGTCTGGATGGATAAATAGCCACTTAAAAGTGTGTTGCCTACTTCTTCATCAATCGTATATTTTTTAATACCGGCAGTGGCAAATATCGCATTCAGTATCACTTCTGCGCGGACATTGTTATATATCTGTCCTTCATAAAATGTATACTTATCTAATAAACCAACTTCATCAACCAGCTTAAATTTTGCAATATTCTTTGAAAAAGAAAAGTCGTTGATGAAGAATGCTCCCATAGGAATCATGTTTCCGTTCTTAAACTCTGACAATGTGACTTCCTGCGTTTTCTGAACACTCTTCCATGCTCCATTTTCGTTTTCTGCGTCAAAATCATTATTCATATCAACAATTGAAATATCCGCTTCGTTGATAGATAAGGTCGCAGAGGTCACATCAATATCCTCTTGTACCTTGGCTGTCTGGATCATATCCTTATCCCAGACGATATATTTTCCATATAAAATATACTGAAGTTTAATATATCTCTGTGGAAAAATTGTCTTTACAAATTCAATTTCAACTTTGCCATAATTCTGTATCTGCTGATTGCAGACATAAATCAGACTATCCGGGTAAAACGTCTCTGTGACTAATTTTGTACCGGCAGACGTATACCATGTGATTTTTAATTCTGCCGGAAATTCATCTTCAAAATAAAGAGTGATCGCTGCGGACGTGTGCTGCTCTTGGAACGTGACTGTGATCTTGGGGTTCGTTTCAAAAGTACAATCTGCTTTCGATAATGTATCATTCCAAAATGCAATGTCCGCCGGATTATCTGAAAGAATGTCTTTACTTCCATCAAGCACAAACTGATTCAATTCAAACGTTCCGTAGTCATTCTGATCTGTCTGATTTTGAAATAATCCAATTGAGCCAATACTTTGATTATCATCCGTTGTGACCGTGGCATCTGATAAGGCGGTAACATCTATAAATTTCATTTCTGCTCTGCAATATGTTCTGCTCATAAATGCCCCCTTTACGGTGTTTTAAATGGTTTCTTACTTGTCATTTTCCAAGATAAACCTTTATACTGCGCTCCATTGTCAAAAACCTTTTCCGCTTCATCTTTAATGGATGAAAAATATCCGTAAAAATCAAACTGTTTACTTGCATCCGGCAGAGATACATGGTGAAATCTATTCTCACAGTCCGTAATATGATCTATCAGATTATCATACATTTCTACATCATAGATTGTCCCGATGGAAATTGTATAATTCTTATAAAGTCCAATGCTCTCGATTTTAATGTCGCCATCCTCTGTCCTCTCTGCATACTTTTCCAGAAAGTCCAGTGTCCTCTGGATAGACACCAGAGGGATATTATATGTAATTCCATCAATGATAAGTCCTTGCGTATACTTATGTACCATATTATCCCTCCGCTATCCCAAGCCTTATTTCTTCGTCCTGTAAATACGGCAGATTGATTCTTGCGAACTCTTTACCATCCACCGTCAGTACTACTGTCTTAGCAACGCTATAATCCGGCATCTTGCTTGCAAGCTTCGATGCAAGGTCGTCCATCCAGCCAGTGTTATTTTCAAGCGGCAGGACAGCTTCTCTTCCGGCTTCTCCGATTTCTGCAAGTGTCCTTCCGGTTGTTACGCCACCGTTGGCAAGACGAGGCAGATTTACAGTAGGAATTGTCGGAATACTTGGATGCCATGATCCGCCACCCAAAAAATCAGGTAAATCAAATCCAATGCTGTTAAAGCCAGAAATTAATGAATTGATACCATTAATAACACGGTTTACCATATTTTCAAACATCTGGATAACACTGTTCACAAAATCTTTTACCGATTTTTCTGTCTGGCGTAATGCTTTGTCTGTGTCTTTCGTAAGTAATGCATGAATTGCGGCGAATACAAGTTTTACCCCTGCCAGCAAAAAATTGATCAGATCTAAAATAAAATCGACGCTGTCTTTTATATTCTGGCTCAGGGTTTTAATAATCGGCAGAATTACCGGAAGCACATTTTCAATAATCCATGCAATAATCGGCTGTAAAATATTTGTCCATAAATCGTTCAGTATGTCTATCACGATTCCCATTATTTCGAAAATATTATCAAACACAGGCTTTAAATGATTTTCATAGGTATCCTCAAACATTAACGCCAGATTCTGTAAAATAGGCTGCACATAAGTGTTCCAAAATTCAAGAAATTTTTCTATTAATTCTGACATTCCATTTTTTACATTTTCGATAAACGGATGAATATGTTCATCGTACAATTCTGTGATTTTATCGGTCACATGCTGTACACCGTCTGATATAGTCGTTGTCAAATCCGCAATCACACCAAGAACCCCATCCAACGCATCTTTTAAAGCATCCTGATTCTCTACAAAAGGTGTCACGATGCAATCGATAATATCTTTTCCAAATTTTGCTGCATTCTCCGTAACCATCATGAACGCATCCGAAAAAATCTGAATCAGGTTTGCTGTGATCTGCTGTCCATTTTCATCCCCAAATACAGAAAATACATTTGCGAATGCATCTGCCCCCTGTGATGCCAACACTGAAATATCAGATGCTATATCAAACATGTCGATAATATAATTTTTTATATTTTCAGAATTACTTTCAAGATAAATAGATATCCCACCAAGAAGATTTTCTGCTATGGTAGCACCTATGCTCACTACAGATGCCGAAATGCTTCCAAGTGACCTTGAAAAAGTCATAGCAAAATTATCAACAGATGCAGAAACTTCACTATCTGAAAAAATATTTAAAAATGAATTCTTTATGCTTTCTATACTGGATTTAATATTATCAAATTGTAAAGAAACATCTAAATTGCTCCAGGTTTCATCCCATCCATTTTTTATAGAAACTTTTAATTTTTTTAAATAATCTATAAATGGCTGGATTTTATCTGATAATTCTTTTCCAGTAGGGACTTCTTCATATAAATCAGATCCGCCACTACCAGATCCACCACTACCGCTTCCAGAATCATTTTTCTGTAATACATTCAAATCATCAAAAGCCGCCAATGCTCCAGCTGCTTTTTTGGCAGAACCGGCTGTTTTATCAAGAGATGCCGCATAGTCAACCTGCTGCTTCTTTGCCTTTGTCCAAGTGCTTTTTCCGCTTATAGCCGCAATAAATCTATTCATGGCATTAATGGCATTTGTAAGCCATGTACATAAGGTTACTATTGCTGGTGTCAATGCAGATATGATAGGTGCTGTCAATGCTCCAATAGAATTTTTCAATGTAGCCGTAGCACTTGCCATTTCAGACATTTTTCCATTAAATTCAGAAGAATACTTCGCCATGTTCTGTATACCTTCTGTAAATGCCTTGGATATGGTCTGAGATACTTTCATAACCGCACCGAATATTGCAAAACTAACTACTGTCTGCTTTATATGTTTCGCCATGTCAGATATTAAGCCAGATGATTTTTTTGCTGATTTTCCTACTTTTTCAATGTCTTTCGCACCAGCACCAATAGATTTCTCATTAGCAGCTGTTTCTCTCATCTTCTGATTAAGGACTTCCTGTTTGCTCTGTACATCAAGAAGCTTTTCAGATACTTTGCTATATTCCTCTGTAGTTGTAGGATCTATAAAAGCAGTTCCGGAAGATTCCATTGCTGCAAGCTCGCCTTTTGCATATTTTATTGAGTTTGTTAATTCCTCAACTTCGTATTGCATTTTTTTAAAGGTTGTGCTTTTACTGTTTCCACCTGTTTCTAAGAATTTATCCATTCTGGCAAGAAGTTTATCAAGAGAAGCAGTATCTTTTTCTATCTGCATCTGCACAGCCTTATATTCCTCTGTCGGAATCTTCTGACTTGCCAGATCTTTCAGTGTCTTGGAAAACTTATCAGCTTCTCTTGCAAGCTTCTGAAACTGTGATTCCATCTGCATGAGCTTACTTGATGCTTCTCCATTTTCAATCAACGTTTTTATTCTGATTTCGCCATCATATTCAGCCATGCTAAAACCCTCATTTCTTAAACTGTTTCAATGCTTCCTGTTCTATCTCTTTCTGCTTTCTTATTTCTTCCATCATGCGATCGTAATCGTCTATCTTTTCTTTTTCTTCGCTGGTATACTCTTTTTCTGGCTGTTCCAGAGCATATTCATTTTGTGCGTTTCTGATTGCATCTTTTTCCTTGGAACTCATGTTCTTTTCAATTTTCTTCTGTCGAATCTCAATTACTTCCATGAGAGAAGATAATCTTCTTGGCATATTCCAGATCAAGCCATTAAATTTCCACCAGTGCATATCTGCTACGGACAAATCAATTCCGTATATCTGCAAGAAATCTGCGTATATTCTCCATTGATCTACATCATAGTCAATAAAACGCTTTGTATTTTTACTACTGCCGGTATTGTCGTGATACCATCCGTTTAAATACCAGGAAATACATTCATTTAACTCATGGTGCTGTGGATGGTCTCTAAGTTCTCCGTATTCATCAGAGAACATAAGATAAAGAATAGAAGTTGTTTTCTCGTACTCATTCATTTCTTTGTCATATTGCAAAATATAAATCTGCATACCTATGCGGAAATCGGTATTTACTTTGTATCCGTTCCATTCAGTAGGCAAATTGTCCAGCATGACATTGTTCATTATTTTGCCCCACGTCTTTTGATATTGTATCTGTTCTGCACCTGTTCAAAACGTTTATTGAAAAGCTTATTCATAACAGGGATAACCTGCTCTACAAACTCCACAATTGCAAGTTCATCCGGGACAATATCTCCGTAAATCTGTTTCATGGCATCTTCGCCAAACAACCCATCTATACTTTCCGTAATCTGCTTAAGATATTTGACACGAATGCTGTTCAGTTCTAATGCTGCATCCACATTCATATCATCCACATTCATATCGTCTTTGTGGTTATTTCTCCATTCGGCGGCTTCTTTTTCACAGTTTTGAGATATATTATTTAATTTATCAATTACACCTGCAAACTTCTTAGCTGTGTCTGCATTCGCTGTATCTACTGTTATAACTGTAATAAGATCTCCGTCTTCGTCTTTTATTGCAATTTTTTTTATGCCACTGCTTAATTTAATTTCTTCCATTTTTAACATCCTTTCCTAATGTGGGACACCAAGGAAAGGTAGGCATCCCACATATGCTAATTTTTAATTAACACCTATGCAATTGGGTAATCTTCATCCAAAGCCAAAGCACTTACTTTAGGTGCCCATGTGAACGATCCATCACCAGCAATAGTGATTGTTCCAAGTTCTACATCTCCATTTCCATTAATCTGGACTGTAGACTTTAAAATATCACCACCTGCTCCACCAGTGCTTGATGCACATACAGTTACTGGGACACGGATACAATCTCCGGATCCGCTTGTAATATCAGCTTTAAAGAAGCGATAATAATATGTCTCGCACTGATCTCCTGTTGGAAGTTTTTTAAAAACATCATTAAACACTGTCTGCATTTCATCTGACAAATGTTCTCTTTCTGGAGACATTGAAAATGCATACCCTTTTACAGAGTTGCTTGCATTTTTCATGTTTACGTACTGTGTGCTTTCTGTGTTAGGTCCCCAGTCTTCAGAAAGCTCTGTGAAACCATCACCCATTTCAGCAAGCTTTTCACTTTTTCCACCCATAAGGCTTCCAATATCCAAAAGTGAGACCATGTTAGTTCTGTCTTTTGCCATGAGTATTCCTCCTATTTTTTATAAAAATATTTAAGCTGCATATTAATTGCTAATTCTGTTGTTTTTCCATCTGCTGTACCACAAAATACATCCGATGTGCGGTTGATTTGTTCTACAACAAAATTTTTATCTTTTAACGTAAATTCTCCACTTTCAAGGAACTTTGCAATATTTTCAAGCAGATTGCTTGCTGCAATATTATCCTTGTTTGTTGTTGGATTGCTTTTGTATACGATCTGGAACGTCATTTGTCCGACATAAGAACCGCTGACATATTTTTTCAAATAAACAGGATCCTGCGCCGGAAAAACTCCAATAGACTGAGTATCTTTTATGCTGTTCCATAAGATTGTTGAATTTGATGGTTTGAAACCGGGCGGAAAATTTGGATAACTATTTATCATATCAAGGATAGCTCTTTGAGCAGTTTCTGCATCTGATACAAGCATTATTTTTGGCTTTTCATCCAAATCATTTACCTCCAATCTCAAACCTTGGTATAAGGCTGTAAACACCGATAGTATTAACTTTGTAGCAATTCCCTTTTTCATTTACCATGTACTGGAAGAATTTACCCGGATAATCGTCTGAATTAATTAATCCAACAGGCAGTTCCCTATCAATAAGAAGTTCATCTTTCTTTGCAATCACTACGAAGTCAAAATCATTACTTCTTAAAGTAAAATGTTTTATCTTTTCTTCTTCGCTCATGTTCTCCCAGTCTGGTGGATTAGCATAATTCAATGTGCCGTCATTCGGGATTTTTACAAGAAAACTATCTGCATCTTTCATTCCAGATTTACTTATGTTCTCTGCCTGTGTAAGCTCGATTCTTACATTTTCAAATAGAGTACCGAAATAATATTCAGTTTCTAAAGTGTCGTTGTAATGCCTGTTATATAAAACCACGGCATCTTTATATCCGATTCCCATAAGCTAAACTCCCATGTACAAAAGGTTTTCATGCCTTGAATCAACCATTCCGGTTAGGTAATTTGATGCAATATCGTAGCACTTTTTATTAAGTGCCATTTCTGATTTTGCAATCTCTACCAATGTCGAAGAAGATGCTCCGGCATCATAAGATACTGATTCACTTCCAGAAGTCATGCTCTTAATCATTTTCCCTTTTACAGTTCCGTCCGTATTTGCAATAACACCAAAGTTATTGACTGCCGCGGAGTACTCAGATACATTCTTTAGCAATTCAGCTATTTCGCAGGTGCAATCTTTGATATTATCCCACCATGCATCTTCTGATTCTGGCTGAGGATAAAACACAATCCTGTTTGATGTGATTGCATTGATTCTTCTTTCTGCTTTTCTTTCATATGGAGCAAAGTCTTCTTCGCTTTCGAACAAACTTCCACCATATTTAGTTTGGTAATATTCAAAATCTACATATGACATTGCTCCACACTCCTTATTGCTGTGATAAGATTTCGCTGATAATATCAGCTTTCTTTGTTGCGGTCAGTGAATACCCTTTCCTCTCTGCCAGTGCCTTGATTTCTGCAACTGTAAGAGAGTTTAAGTATTCTTCCGTAAGTTCCCCACTAGCATTTACCGCCTGTGTAGTGGGATCTATTCCCCCGGTGTGATTGAAACGTTAGCTACTGCATCAATGTACTCTGCGAAAAGTACAAATCCTAACAGTGCATAAGTTACGCTGGTTGCGCGATCGTAATCGCCTTTTACCTTAAATCCGATAAGATTTGTTTCTCCGCTGACAGTGTAAGAAAGACCGGCTTTCTCAAAATCTCCGTCAGATGGATCTACATAATAAGCAACGATGTTGTTTACAGCTGTTGCCAGAACTTTTCCTGCTGGGATTTCGTTGTCAGAGCCAAGGAACATAATGTCTGCTCCGAGGAATCCCTTGACATAGGTAAGTCCGAAGGCTGTCTGCAAAGTAATGTTTGAATCTCCAAGATAATTATAGAAATCCATGATATTTGCAAACACTGCAACTCCTGTAGCAGTTCTGTGCATTGACTTGAACTTATTCTTGACAGATCCAATAGCTTTAGCTACCGCCATCTGGAATGTTTTTGCAGTGTTTGTAAGTGTACCAGTTTTCAGATAGTTGTAGAATTTCGTTGTAATTCCATCCTGAAGGTCTGTCTGGAACTCTTCATCTGTTATTTCACAAGCTACTTCATATCCATGATCCTTAATAGCTTCGATAGAAACTTCTTTTGCATATTTTTCAAGAGTAATCTCTGAATAAGGTTTCTCTTTTACCTCGTAATGTGTTCTTGGAATCACATCACCTTCTGCTACAGTTCCGCTCGCTAACGTTCCTTCTGCATATTTGCTTTTAAGAACAACTCCCGGCAGTTTTCTAATTGCTCTTGAAATTCCAAGAATTTCTCTTAAAGCTTCCCAGTTTCTTTCAAAAGATGTAACAAAATCAATTTCCCTTGCAGTTACATCAATGTCTCCTGTTGAAATCAGTCCTGCGTTCGCTGCAAAAAACTGCAAATTTGTGTTCATCGTTAATCTGTTTTTGTTCATATAAAACTCCTTTACTGTTGGAATAAAGAAATGTTTTCGGCAATTGCTTTCTGACGTTCTGATCTATCTTTGATAGATAAAATGCTCTCTCTTGTTGCATGCTTATCACCACCGGGATCATTTTCATTCGGTTTTGTAAAATGCGCCGGCGGATTCTGCTTATTTACAAATGCATTTGCATCTGTCTTTTTAGCTTCCTCAATAAGATCACTGAACCCTATCAGCTTTCCATTTCTCACGCTTACGCCTTTGGAAATGTCTTCCATAATGGCTTTCTTTGCAGATTCAGAAGTAAACTCGATTTCCGCAAATGCTTCTTTCAAAAGTTCATTCTTCTCATGCTCTGCGATTTTGGCTTCGTAATCTTTTTTGGAATCCTCTGCCTGTCTTTTCCAGTCATCACGCTCTCTTAAAATGTCTTCCGGACTTTTTCCATCCAACCCTTCAAGCATTCTCTCTGCTGCTTCTGCCCTGGTTTTCCACTGTTCGGATTCTGATGAAGCTTTTTTAACTTTGTCTTCCATTTCTTCTTTGGAATACAGCTCTTCACCCATACTCTTTTTAAGAGACTCTTTCTGTTCGTCTGAAACTTCAATTCCGAGTTTCTTTAATTCGTTTGCTACGTTTACCATGTTTCTACCTCTTTCTTTCCAAGTTGTTACTCCGGTCAGTCCGGCACGATTGAGTTGCTATTTACTCCATAGCTGGCAATTGGGAATGAAGGAATCGAACCCTCGACAACCCGGATATAAGCCGTGTCTTCTTCCACTGAATTAATTCCCAAAAATAAAAAAGCACGCCCAAAATAGGACGTGCCATGCATCATCCTATAACTATTCTAGGTTAGCGAACAGAATCCATTTTTCTGTCCGGTACTTTTAATATTCTTTTCAATATATATTTTAACCTATTTTAAACAACTTTTTGTACCATTTTAAAAAGGGCAGATTGCTCCACCCCTCTTTGCTATTTCCCACCGAAATACCTTCTAAGTACTTCTTTTTCTTCTTCCACAATGCAATCCTTTCTTAATCTGTTGCACTGGTCGTATATATACTTTCCGTACTCTTCTAATTTGGCTATCATTGCATTTTTGTTTTCCAATGTAGGATTTTTAATGTATTCTTTTTTAAGCCCTATATATTCCTCATACTGCTTTATAACATCCATTTTCAATTACCCCATTCAAAATATCATCTGCTATGCCAACGACTTCTTTTCCATAAAGAGACAGAAAATCAGCTACGATTTCTTCTACATCTATTGGAATTTGGCAGTCATATGAAAATGAAGCGCAGTGTACCAACTCATGAGATAGAACTCGCTCTAAAAGACTTCCGCTTAATGCATTTGACAAATAAACCGTTCGTTTGCTCCAATCTGTAACACCAAGTGTAATTGTTCCATCTGAACGCATCAAGCATTCACTATTAGGATTTACATATAAAATATTCCATTCAACATCATTGATTTTAAACACTGCGCTCACCTCTTAGATTTTCTGTAACATCATCTGTAATTCATTTCTCCACATCTGCTTTTCTTCCGGGGCTGCATCTGATGTCATTTCAGTAATATCCATCTGCATATCTCGCAAGTAATCTTTTCTTGCTTTTGCACGCTCTTTTTTATCTTCCTCTGAATTTCCATGATGGTTTTCTCTGGTCTCCATATAAGTACGTCTGGAAATACCGGCTTTTCCCTCTCTGGAATCCCTCGGATATGATCTATCTCCCATCATTCCGGTATCTGTATACATCCTTTTCAGGTCTTTCTTATCCATGTCTCTCATGTGCTCTGCATCTTCGTAATCATCCGGGTACATGTGATAATATGGGGGTTCATCATATCCTCTTCGTTTTCCTCTGCCTTTCGGTGCAAATCTTCCATCAGCATAACGATACCGGTCGTAATATCTTTTATCATCCCCATACTCTAAAAGCTTCTCCATGATATCTGCTTCGTCCGCTTCGTTCATTGCCTTAGTAATTGCGGCATAATACTCTGCTTCTGACAGATCCTTTATCATGTCGATCACTTCTCCCATTTCTTCTGTATTGACATTCTCAATCCCTTTTTCAATCTCACATAAGGATTTTTCAGCAAGGCATTCAAGCATTTTATGAATTCTTTCAATATGCATATACTAGGCCTCCCTTACTACAATCAAATTACTATTCTGCACCTCGATAGTCTGTCCAGATGTATTCTGAACCGCTATTGTGCTGCAGCATCCACAAGGAACATCCACATAAGCCTGTGCTGATACATTGAATAGGTTTTCTACTGCCGCAGGTGTCACGATCATTCTTGTAGACTGTAAAGGCTCTCCGTCAATTGCGATTGCAAGAGAAATAGCTTCCACCGTTCCACCGGTTGGGATCTGGATATTTCCGCTATAAGATACAAGAAATCTTGCTTTGCACTGGTTTGTGATTCCTCTTAATTTAACGACTCCGCTTCCCTGTCTGTGAACGATACATTTTGTTCCGCAAACCGGTGTCTCAGTAAATGCGACATCTTCTCCTTGCAGGACAGTCTGTAAAGCATTGGCTGTAAATTCTGACATAATATTTTCCTCTCTTTCAAAAATATAAGGGCAAACATTGAAGTCTGCCCTTTGTGTTTAAGTAATACTGCTATGCAGACATAATCTTGTCGATTAAGATACTTTAATTATTCAGTTGTCTAACATCCGCATCCAGTATTGCAACCACATCCATACGGAATGTATGTGTTCGGGTTTGGCACCTGGTATGCTGGGATTGGCGATGGATTAACAGCACTGATAATATGATTTGTCTGTGCTGTCATAGCGGTAGTCAGAAGTGCGTTCTGTCTATCCTGTGATGCTGCAAGTCTCAAATCATTATTTTCTGCCTGCAACGTTGCGATCTTATCCTGGCATAAGTAGTCAAGTATCGCTCTTGTTCCGGCATTCTGGCTGTCGATAATATCTCTCGTGTTGTTGTTCATGGTGTTCTGTAATGCGCAAGTGTTCTGCGCCATGTTGAAGTTTACACCCTGGATAGCTTCACGAGTTTCGCAGCAACAATTTGCAAGCTGAGACTGAATAGCATTTGCATTCTGCATTCCTGCTACTGTGTCCGCATTAATTGCCTGCTGAATGGTGTTAAATCCTGTCAGCATTCCGTTGTTTACTGCATAAAAGCCATCACAAAGACCATTTGTAATGCCATCAAGTTTACTTATGACTGCTGAATTGTCAAATCCTCTCTGGATATCAGCCTGTGTAGCCGCAGTTGCGGTATAACCGCCACCACCATTACCACCGAATCCATAACCGCCCCATCCACCGAATAAGGCAAAGAGAATAATGAGAACCCACCAACCACCATCGCCCCATGCACCATCATTACGGTTTCCACCAGTAACGGCGGCAATGTCCGCTAAACTTGGAGATGAATTAAACATATGTGTTCCTCCTAATAAAATTTATTTATACATAATCTTGCAAGAATAGTATCAATGTTTAAACTGGCTCATGATTTCTTCCGGGTTTAGACCTTTTTCTTTGCACAAATTTCTGGCAAGCTGTTCCAGACCTTTACTGTCTCCACGGTTCATCATGTCGAATGTATTTTTCATGATCGGATTATTTGAAAATTGAGAGTTGCTCATCATTTGACTTAATATCATCTTAGGGTTTCCACCGCACTGTATCATCTGCATTAAATTCATTCAGAATCGCTCTCTTTCTTTGCTCTGGTAGTCCTCTGGGACTGAGTTATTTTAGCTTCTATCTGGTCTAATCGCTCCATTATCGGGGCAAACAATGTTGCCGTGTCTTCTTTCGGTAATTCGTTCTGCTTTCCGTCTAACTGCGGTTTATATGTAACTGTCTGAATAAGCCCATTAGCACCCCACGATTTTATATAAACTTCTGATCCATCTGCTTTCGGGAAAATGGCAAATGGTGCATTCATGGGAACGTCATTCGCTGTGACTTCCTCAACAGAATTAACCATTCTTCCACAAAGTCCAGCTTGTTGCGGCATGATCTGTTGTGGGAATTGCTGTTGAAACTGCTGTGGCTGTTGATATTGAGGATAAGAATACTGGTTATATCTCTGATACTCGTACATAATAAACCTCTCTTTCTATCTTCATTTTATTATTAACAACACAATTGAACCACCCCAGTAAAACCCCATTAAAAGGACACAAAAAAGACACCCTTAACGGATGCCTTTAATGAGGAGAAAGTTATGTGAAATGTTGTCCAGTTACCTTAAGAATTTTATGTTGCATTTTGACGTTAATACGTCCGGCTGTCTTAGTCGAAATATGCATAATTTCTGCACATTCTTCTAGCGACTTTTCTTTCTTCCGTAAATCAAAGAGCGTTTCTTCTGTCGGTGTGAAATCACACAATTCTTTTATATGCTCTTTTTCTTCTTTGGTAAAGCACGTAACAATGTTTTTCATTTGCTTTACCTCATTTGGGGAGTTTCCGGCTATGACGGTGAGTTGTTATCTCGCTTGAGTTCCACTGCATTAATTAAAGAAAGGTGGATAACCAAGTATGTATGGTTAACACGTTATTATAATAACATATTATTCCATTTTCGTTGTACCATTTTTTTCAATTTTATTTTTATAAGCCGTTGCTCGTCCATTTGCAATCGCAGACTGTTTTTTACTAAATCCAGAAACCTTCGTTCTATCGCCTTGCAATTGAAGATCGTTATTCTTACAGAATGATTGAAGCCTTTTATTCTGCATTCGCAGTTTATATGCCAGTTTATCATATTGAGGTTGCAAGATCTCTTTTACATCTGTTTCTGCAATCATATCAAGTTCCTGTTTCTTGGTCATAATTTCACGCTTTGTTTTGCGAATTTCTCTTTCAAGTAATCTCTGCTTCTGCTGCAAATCATAAAGCTTCTGGCTTTCATCTGCATTTATATTCACATTTCCGTTTTCATCAAGGTACTTATTTACCATGCCTTTTCGCCACGGGCCATGTGAATGTCTGCAATTGTATCCGTGAAGTCCTAAGAGATTTACAACAGTTCCCGTTCCGGTTTTAGGGTCTATGGTATAACCTGTGCTTTCAAGAAGATTCGGAAATCCTGGTTCGCTCCCAATTATTTTATATGCTTTTCCTTGCCAGTGATCGTGAGATGAAATCCCTGTTGGATCCTTTTTATCATATCTGGCACCCGGATGCGCTGATACTAGAACATACTCTATTTTATTTTGCGCAATATAAACGTTCGTCACTTGTGCCGCGGTCTGATTCATAGATGTGACGATGCAACACCTCACTGCCGCTTCAAGAGAACGCTTCGTTCCAGTAGGGTATTCTACCATAACACCAGATTCCGCATATCTATCCAGAACTTCGCAGACTGCACTGCTGTAAGACTGCATTCCAGATGCAACTCTATAATCAACCTCATTCAGCATGTTGAGCAAGTCTTTCTGTGTCTGGTTAATGGTTGTTTTTGTCAAATTATCAAGTTCACCGGATGTCTTTATTAATTCTGCATTCATTGCCAGAATTGCCATATTATTTTTTAGAGGAGATATAATATCTGATGCTGATATCTGCGTCAAGACTTCCTTATCATCTGAGAATGATGTCATAACACTATCCCTTAATAATCTGCGAACCTCATTTCTTGATTTTCCAGACATTTCAGATATTCTTTTTACAATCTCTGTGTTATGCAGTCCCATCTGTTGGAGTTTCCACAATTCTCGGTCGGAAGTTCCTGACAATTTACCGGATTTTATCAATCGTGTTGCAATGTCTGATATAATCCAATTTTCAAGATCCTGATACATCTCAACCAGTTTATCAGTTTTTCCGTAAAAGTAATCCGGTCTAAGCATTATCCTTTCCCAACCTCTCTTTTAACAAGATCTATCCACTGCTTACCGTGATTTTCTTTTGCAGTTTCAAACCATCGCTTACCAGTTCCCGGTGTGTGATATTTTAATTCTGTTCCTGTCGGATATTTCTTTTCTCCACGGTTTGCCCATGATCTACCGTCCTCAGTTAAATAAAGTTCGCCTACATACTGATAATGCGCATAGGGTGTATCTACTGTAATTAATCCGGGTTCTTTTATCTGCGTCTTGTTTCTCAAATCGCCCTGCTGCATAGGTGTGTATTTTCTCATGTCATTTACAACCTGCTCGTCAAGAACATTCTGAGCATTTCTCAAATTTTCATCCATTCGCTTTGTATCAAGCTTAATATTAAAGCTTCCAATGACTTTATTATATTTCATATTAACGCATCCATTTCTATCACTTTTCTAAATAAAACTTAATCGTCTCTATCGCAGTCTTTTTCTGAAGCTTTACTTGAACCATCTCCGGCGGTTCAGGTTCAGGGATAATATATCCACCTTTTAAAATACCATTTTTAGAAAGCTTCGGTATTCCTTGAATTGTTTTACTCTTCTCCAAACAGACCACCACTGTTCCTTTCCGCATCTTCCTGCGCTCTCTCTGCAAACATGGCATCTACTTCATCATCATTGAATCCCTCGTATTCCTTAAGGTATTTACGCTTAGAATAAATACCTTGAATCATTAAATTATATGCTCTTGATCTGTCCTGTTCGAAGCTCGCAAGCAAATCTTTAAAATAAAATATATCTTCGTCCGGTACATCATCATCCAGTGCATCCACATAGCCGGCAGGTATTCCGTAAAGCTCGCAGAATACGTTAATTGCATAAATGAGATTTTTCAACGCTGTTTTTATGCTTTTTCGGATATCGTTAATCGTCTCTACAGTCTCATTGTCATCGCTCTCAACCTGTGTTGCTGTCAATCTTCCAGATTTTCTGTCGAGAATAAACTGCCCCTGTGAGAATCCGCATTTTGTCGATATCATAGATAAAACGCTGTTAATGTCTGTGATTCTGTCAGAAGTGAGCATGGTCGGGACATGTTCATTAATCGTGCTTTTTGAATCCAGCCCCAATTTCAAGCCTTTAACGAACCGAGGAAGTTCTACTGTTGAGGAACGGATGCCGCCTTTTCCCTGTTTTGTCAGCGCGTTCTCATCAATAAAAGTAATGTGCTGAGAATCCTCAACCTCATTTCCCTTTTTACTCCATGCGATATCAAGATCTCTAAGCTCCATAAGTGCATTTGAGAAAATCGATACACCTTCTGGAGATGAGTAATCAATTGTGTTATTGAATGGAGTTTTCAAATAGGCAAACAGTGGCTTTTCTACGTTCATAATATGAACGACTTCTTCAATTGAAGACCACTCTGGAACGTCATGCAGTTCTATCTTTTTGCCAAGCGAGTTACTGCTGTTTGACTTAAACGCTCTGTTCTGGATCTCGTACACGTTAATCTCTTCGCCCTCTTTATTTTTTGAGGTCGTGAAATGATGGTATTCAAGCCGGTAGTAGTACAGTTTATCTTTTGTAAGTCGATTAATAAAGATGCATCCTCTGATATCTCCGTTGCTGGTCTTTTCTGTGATTGCGAAATCCCACGGCATAATATAATCTATCATGTTGTCTGGATTCATTGAACCGTTTGGTTTTAAAATAATACCACCAACTCCGAGCATATCTTCTACTTTGTCCCGGATAGAAGTGTCAACCATTGCCCTGATGCACTTATTAATAAAATCCGCTCTCTCTGAACCGGTTATGCTCACTGACAAATCCATACATGCTTTCTTCGCTGTGTACTGGCAGAGAAATTTTGCGAAATTTATCGTCCGGATGTCATTGTTTTTCGGATCAACCCAAAAAGGGCTATTATTAATGATGTCATTCCATCTCTGCTGTGAGTTTTCTATTTCCGAAGAAGTGATAAACTCGACATTAAATTCTTTTTCTGCATCTGTTCTAAAAAACTTCATGATCGTCTCCCTTATTTTTTCAAAAAAATTCATTTTTTAATCCTCATAATCGTCACTGTCTTCTTCTTCCACATCATCATCATAAAGACCATCATTTCTTCGGCTGGTCATGATAATTCTGTTCAATGCATAAATGTTTGCCATGATCGTATCTTCTTCCAATGTTGGATAAGCATCCGAGAATGAACCATCTGGAAGTTGCTCATGCTCTGCCTTTGTAAACTCTTTTTCTGTATTCGGGCAACGTTCTGGATCAATGACAATCTTATTACATCGCTGCAACCACTCCCAGCAGTAATCTCTGCCTTTTCCGCTTCCCCATCTTTTCTTTGCCCCGATTGCATTGAATCCCCAGTCCTGCATCTCTGCTATTCCGTCCGGTCTGGCAGAATCGCATATGATCTCCACATTCATAAACTTCTTTATCTTTCTGGCAAAGGTAGAGTTTTTACATTTTTTTGAATAAACTTCGCCAAAAATATAAAGAGTGTCCGTCTCGTAATCATAGTAGTTTTGGCTGAAAACCTGTGGGTGGGTATATCCGAAGTCCAAGCCGTGGTTCACTGTATCAAATGTCATTAACTCTTCATCCGATATTTTTCGGATTTCTAAATTGTCGAAGATGCCGCCTCCCGTTCCAGTGACTTCTCCGAGATAATTATTTTTATAATATAATGGCTTATGAATCCTGAACCATTCAGCACGCTCGAAGAATCGCTTTCCTAGCCATTTTACCGGTACATTATAATAATAGCTGTGACAGATCCGTGTCTGTGGCTTATTTCTGCATTCTTCGGTGTACTCATTCATAAAGTTGTTTTTTGATTTCGGAGGATTGAAGATTTTTATGTCGAGTGCTGGCGTATCTGCTCGCAGGAAAGTATCTTCGATATTGTCCATCTGCTCCACACCTGCCATCTCGTCGCACTCCTCATGAATTAAAAGCTTTACATATCCGAATGGCACGTTGAACGATTTTAAGCTGATCGGCTTATCTGCTCCCACGAACATTACCATCTGCCCGGTCGGCTTATACACCGCACACATCGGAGACTGCTTAAAGTCCCAGTTATCCAGATCATTACACCGGATCACCACCTTCATAAACTGATTATAAACAGATCCTCTCAAGTCGACCTTATATCGTCTGGTGTATACGACATGCGCCTGTGGGTCCTGTCTGATTGTCTCATATGCAAGATTCCCCCAGAAATTGGACTTAATAGAACCACGCCCACCCTTCGATATGATCTCGTGTATGTCTATCTCTCCAGTAAAAGCTTCATGCACCGTTCTGTAAATTTCCACAAAGTCGGATGTTATGTCTGTGATAGGGATCGTCCAGAGTGCTGCCTTTTCTCTCTTCTCTTTTTCTTCTGCTTCAAGTTTATGCTTTTCTGCAATCGTCAAAGCTTTCTCCAGTCCGTCCATTGCCTTAAGCTGATCGGAGAAATCTGGAGAGAGTCCAAGACCGTCCACGACTTCGCCCTTCGCTATTTTACTTCTGCGCTCTTGGATCTCTGCTAGCGACATGATATCCCGGTGCTGTTCTTTTTCAATGTGCTCGATCTGTTTGGCTATATATTCGGAAACGCTAACATTTGCTAGCAATCGAGCCGCCCCTGCGTTAGCTCCATTTTTACTATATCCTGCCTTTCTGAACGCCCGTGTGGCATTTCCGCCATTCTTTATATACTCATCTGCAAATGCTTTTTGTTTCGGTGTGAGTTTTCCCTTCATCCACTCACCGCCCATCTCGCATTTCGTTAATTGCATTTACTATACGGTAAGTGTCCTCTGCCATCTTCTTTACATTCTCCGGCTTTCTTAATTCCTCTATTGTCTTTTTAAATACATCTTTTAGCTCCGGATCATCTCGAAACCGTTTCTGAATTTTCTTTCTGGAACAATCGAGACAAATATCTATTCTCTGCTCCTGCGGCAGTATCTTTCCGCATTCTCTGCTTTTCGTCATTTGCTTACCTCCTTATAAATTTCAAGCAAGCAGAATATTACTTCCGGTATAGATGCCGTTTTGAGAATCTCATAATCTTCCGTTTTCCATTCTTGTCTATTTTTCTTAAAGGTGTACACTGGTGTAATGATTCTGTAAATTGTGATCATGCGCTTCTGATCTTCACTATAGAATTGATTCTGATTTATTTTTATAATCAGTCCACGCTGGACAATCGCAGTTTGCAGCTTTTTCACTTTTCCTTTTAAATTTGCCAAGTCGAACACCTCCCATCATTTTACTTATAATTTTATTATAAGATATTTTTTAACTGTTTTTGTTCCATTTTTAGGCATAAAAAAAGCGGCTATATTTCAAGCCGTTTTTTCTCGTTTCTTCGTTTTTCTCTTTCTCGTTTTCTTTTCAGCCTCTCCTCTTCTGACATTTTCTGTTTTCTCGGTTTTCTCTTTTTTCTCTCTGGAAATCCTTCTCGCGCCTTATTTTCTTCGCTCCATTCTAATAAACGCCATCCCTTATACTGAGCACTCCCACTTTTATGCTTTCCGAGCAAATATCTTTTAATGTCTCTTATTCCACTAGAAAAAAGATCCGGTTTAATTGGGCTTATGATATCCTCATTGTCAATTGCCCATTTTTTTAAATTGTTAATTCTGTAAACATCACCTCCTGGCGACTGGATCACCCAGCTTTTCGCATTTGCATTTGTGTCTTTTCTGCCTGTGTTCGGCGATTCTTCATATCCGGCATGTGCTTTTTTTAAAACTTCTTTATTCTGCTCGCTCATTCCGTAAAAATGCCGAAGCTTCGCGGAACACTCTCTACTGCATGTTCTTTCTGTTCCTGATGGCGCAGAGTAAAATTCTTTTCCGCAAATTACACATTTTCTCATGTTTCTTTGTGCTTCTGCTCGGCATTTTACCGAGCAGTATAATTTATTTCGTCCTTTTTCTTTTCCGCAAACCACGCATTTCCCTGGCATTTTTTAATCCTCTAAAAAATAAAGTATATCTTCTGTAACATCTTCGGTTTTATAAGACTTTGTGTAATCGATCATGTCGAGTTCCTGATCCGGCTGCACATTATAATAAACCTTATAAATTTTATCATCAGTCACCATGTACTGATAAAACTCATCTCCATCCCAGCACTCTGCATTTCCGATGATTCTGATTTTATCGTAATTTTCAACATCGCCGTTTTCAGATTCTACTGTTAATTTCTGTAATGGGAATTTTCTCAATTCTCCATAATTTTCCTCTAACCATTTGTTAAAAAGCTCTGTTCTACTCATTTTTTTATCTCCTTTTTTTAATTAATGCTCTAGGTTTTTACTGGTCAATTTCCGGTAAAAATTCTCCGGTGTGTAATTCTTCCGCAACAATCCTGTACGCTTTTCTGATTGTGCTAGCTCTATTTACCAGATACTCCCAACCCTGCACGTTTTTTTCTGTCCAGTCTCCCATATAATCGGCTCTAATATCTTCGTCCAGATTATAAAAATCATCAATGTGTGTCGCGTGTTTTGCTTCAATTTCTGCAATTCTTTTCTGTAATTCCTGATAACATTTTTTTAACTCTTCCATTCTCTCTTCCTCCTACTTCACGAGCTTAAAGCCCATCATTTTATATGTATTAACCTCTGATTTTTTAACAAGGATTTTATGACCGTTTGCGATCATTTCAACACCGTTCTTTTTAAATTCTGCCATCTGCTCCGGTGCTGCTATCTCCGGCTTATCTGCCAAACAGGACTTTGGACACCAGAAAGTAAACTCTCCATTATCAGATTTAACTTTAATTTTTACCGCTTTCTCTGTCTCTCCGATCTGATCTTTCTCGCCATCTGCGAAAAGCTGTCTTTGTGAATCTGTTAAATTTTTCTGTAAAAACCAATCTTTAATGTAAAGCATCTTATTTTCCCTCCGGTGTATTATATGTTTTCCTTGTTTCTGATATTATAATACACCTAAAACGGTGTACTGTCAATACCTTTTTACATTATTTTTAAAGTATTTTATTTTTTCTCATTTTCTACATATTTAATAATGTTCCCCGGCTGCATGTCCAGTATATCGCAGATCTTTTCGAGCGTTTTAATCCCGACCATTTCGCCTTTTCTCAATAATTGGATCGAACTTTCTCCTATGATCTGCTCTTTTCTTAGCCGTGTCGTGTTATATCCGCATTCTTTCAGCGTTTCTAGTACGTCAATTTTATAAGTAAGCATCTGCACACCTCTCTTTCGTATTTATTATATACCTGATACATTTTTATTTCAATTAATTTTACACCAAAAAAATACATAATTATCGCTGATATTTTTGCACTTATTTCGGTGTATTTGTATATTGCAATTACACTGTTTTTAGTGTATTATAATATTAACAAAGGAACAGAAAGCGGGGAAAATGAAATGGAAAGAATTGAAGAATTTGAAAAAGAATTAACAGAGGTTTGCGGAACTTATGAAAGCGACTGCTCCAGATGTCCGAAGAAAACAGAATGCGATGAGTATAATTCGATATTTGCACAAAATAGCCGAAATGCTCCGCCCTGGAGAGTCCACCGTGGAACGGTCGCCCGCTGCTGACGATGGAAGACCAGAAAGGGAAAACATGAAAAATTTAAGCGGAAACAACTTGAAACGGCTTTTTATTTTTATCTTGCGTATTTTGCCAATACATACTTTTTTATGCGTGCGTGCTATATTTTATCATATGCGTGAGAAAAACTTGTCTATGCGTGCCATGCGTGCGCTATGCGTGCATTTTAAAATAATATGCGTGTGTCTATGCGTGCAGTTCTATGCGTGAATTAAAGCATCATGCGGAGCTGTCCGTTTCTTTCTTCTTCGAACAAGCTCCGGCTGTTGAGCATCCTTAATGCTATTTTCTTTTTTCTGTAAAAATGCGTGCGAGAAATCGGCATAATCCCATAGCGTGCTTCCATTTTGTCATATGAGATATTATTTAAAATTGATTCTGCTATTTTATCGCCCAGGTAATTGTCTATGCGTGTGCATATCTCTATCGTTTCCTCTCTGCTCATTTTAAACATCTCCCCATGCGTGACAACTATGTTTCTTACACCATTATACCATATATCAGTTTATAAAAACACAATATATTATCGTATTCATGCAACATTATTGCATTTTTTTACCGGCATATTTCAGCCGGCAATATTTTCAGTATTCAGTTTTTCATAAGTTTATATCCTGGCACCCTGATAGCTCTTGGGCTTCCAACTTTATCGTCTGTTTCCAGTTCTCCATTATCAATCATCCTCATCAGATGATTGTGAACGCTGGATGTGCTACTTAATCCCACCATTTCACCGATTTCTCGAACGGTAGGTGCATACCCATGCTGTTCTATGTACCAGATAATTGCTTTTTTTATCTTTTTTCGAACTTCTGCCCCATGTTCTGTTGTGTGCATTATTCCTCCAAGTTTTTCATCCACTTTTTAAAGTCCTTCACGCAATCATCACATAAATCGTATTGTCTTGAATATCTGCGCTGATCTGACATTATCCCGATTCCTATAATTTTTTCTTTAAGTCCGATTCTTGGGATAATTCTGTAAACTAAATCATTATTTTCATAATTTTTTCCACATCTGTCACATCTTTTTAAGGTCATTTTGTTTTTCCTTTCATCCGTTAAAGTTCAGTTTAATTTCTAAAATGAATATCCGACCCTCATATACTGAGAGCTTCCCTCTATAGGATAATAATAATCTCCATATCCGCTATCCTCTCCGGTCATGGTTTGATTGCAATATTCACCACCATCCTGTTCCTCTCCGACTGGCTCTTGCGCTGTTCCAAAGTCGTTTGCCCATATACCGTCAAAACCATGTTCACTTGCCCATGACTTTAATTCTTCATAAAGTTTATCTACTTCTTTGTTAAGCATTTCATATCTATCTGCTTTTATTGCTATTTCCTTAGGTACTGTCACGCTCTTTCCTCCAACAATTTTTCTATAATTTTGTTTTTCTCTTTTTCAGTGTCCATACATCCTTTTATATAGCCACCTTCTTTTGCTTTGCGAATTTCATCATCAAGACTGTTGATAATCGTTTTTATTGCCAATGCGATATCCTGTGCGAAATATCTATCCAAATCTTCTGGAGATAATCGCACCTTTGCAATTAATACCGCTTCCGAAAAATCCATCTTTTCGTCACCATAACGATACATACTCTTTTCCTCAATTTCTAAATTTCAACTGTTTCCAAAATGGAAATAGTTCAGTTTAGCTATAATTTTCTGTTAAAAATCTGCCACAATAAGGACAGTTAGAGATATGCGATGTTTTATATAAGACACCAAAATCATCTCTAATTTCAAATGGTTCATTGGCTTTATGCCCCTTACATATACAACATGGTTGTTTTTGCTTTTCAATTTTACTCATATAATTTCTCCCTTAAATTCTAATTTAACTGACCTTTTAATTCCCACTTTCAAATTCTTCAAGTGCTTTGTAATACTCACTTCCCTTAATTTCTGTGAACCCATCACTCTCCGGTGTTATTCCATTCTTTTTAGTTTTAACGTTCAGATAGCATTTTCCGTCATGTTCAAATCTGGTAACTGAATAACCGCCGTAACGCAATTCCTTAAAATAATCGCCTTCTCTAACTGGATGATTATTAATTATGATTTTTCTTTCAATGCATAATTCTTGAAACTCTTTTAATGTCTTGCTGTTTGCTCTGAAACTACGCATCATCACATCGGAATCACAGAATATATTGACAGGTTTTAATAATTCCTTACCGAACTTTGCATTATTTTCTTCACAATCCTCAACGTAAAGACGAATACTGTGTTTTTCGAAATCTTCGAATGGTCTATTGCAAAATCCATTTCCGCCGATATGATATGCGTGTCCTGCAATTCCTTTTTCGTCAAAAAATTCATTTATCAATTTTCGTCTCTCTTCATCGTGAATGTTGTAATCTTTAATTTCGTTTAAAAAATCTTCATTTGTAACAATATAGAATTTTTCCATGTTTTTTCTCCTTTTACTTAATACTGAAATTTAAAACTGCTTAGGCAAACCGGAGCTGTCCGATCCGCTATACTGATTCATCTCTCAAATAATCCATATACCCCATTGATTGAGTAAGCACATACACTGACACCGCATTCGTAATTCTTCCTACTACTTCATCAGAATCCTTATACATTTCGTAGGCACTTTCCACTACTTCACCAATTTGTGTATACTGTGCTTTTCCTCGGCTGTTAATCCAGTCCGTTAAATCCTTTACTTTTCCACCTTTTATCTTGGATTTCAGATATTCGGTCATTTCAATCTGACCGTCACACTCATTATTTCCTAAATTCTTCATTTTCACAGGAACCGGGTACCCTTTATGCGCGCTGGTTCGGCTCCTTTCTTGACTTCATTTCTTTTTTTGATATACTATTTATATCGAAACACTTATTGTGTCGATTGGAAGTGGCGCATCAATCCTGATGAGATTATGCCTAGTATTTAGTGCAATACTAAGCAGCGTAACTGTAATTTACTTTTCCTTCTGTAAAGAGGTGGTACCCATGAAAAAACTTGAGACTGTAACAGCAATTTTTAATTCATTTTCTTGCAACTGTTTATCTTTCATTGGGATTTACGCTGCTACTTCCGCTAACAAGTATAACTTGCTGATGAGTTGGTGAAATTCCACCGAATAGCGGAATGCACTGGTGCATGTTAAAGCATGCACCTTTTTTATATCATCTGATCTAACGGCAAGCTCATCTGCCCTTTGCAGTTGTCCCCGATCGTCGTAGGATCCCATCCCACGCCGATATAGTCCAGGACTTTCGCCCATCCATAATCATTCCCGTCCTTATCCTTGCACATATGGAACATCAGATAATCCCACTCTTTCGGATTGCTCTCATACAACAGATCAAACCGATGCGGTCGTTTCTCCATGTGGATTCCAAAACCGCACATGCTGCATCCGGTACGTTGTGCCTTAGTTGTAAAAAGCGTCCCATCTGGCTTTTTCTCAATCGTTCCGTAGATCTCCGGGATAATGCTGTCTGGCATTTCAAAACTTTGAGGTAATCTTCCTCCTCTCAACAGTTTCTCATGATATTTTTCTTTCAGTCCACCTTTCCACAACTCATCCATTTCCAGTGCAAGTTTTAAAATATCCTGCCTGCCAAAAATAGCAAATGGCGCTGATCTGATTATGGATGCACCGAAATAATTGCAACCATTCATTCGCAAGCTCTTAGCACGTCTGCCGCCCTCGGATGCCATCAATCCAAGATAAGGTACACTGTTATGCTCTTTTCCCCAATCATCACAGTTTTTCTCTTTAAGGTAATAACAACACTTGGACGATACGAGAAAATCCGGCTTCTGATAATCACACCCTTCATTTTCGTTTTCATATCCACCGAACAGCTTTAACCATCTCTGTTTTAGCTGCATTTTAGAGTTTTTCTGCCATCCGCCATATTCTCCAGTCTCCCCAGTAATAATCGCATGGCGGACAGTTTTATTTTTCTCTGACGGATTTTGTAACAATTCTATCTTGGCAGCCACTTCCTTTGAAATGACCGGAAATCCAAATTCCTGTATGACCTTTGGTTTCGTCCAATAAGTACCATCATCCCTTTTCAGCGGTGGCACATTGATAATTCCAAGAGCTTTATGTACTCTCTGTATACTCTTGTCTTCCAGTGTGGATGCACTCACTCCGGGTGCATCAATTCCGCATACCTCATGCAAAAACAGGTATAAGATTATACTGTCAAGTCCACCGACCGAAACATGGTAATTGAGCAATCTTCCATCACATTCACTTGCGAACTCTTCTGCTCGTATTTGAGCATATTTTCTTTTAAATTCATATGGCTGCTTTTCTTTCTGCATAAATGATGCAATCTTCTCATATGCTCCGATCCGCTCCATACGTTCTTTTACTGATTCCATTTTTTTCTCGGAGTAAAGAGCTCTTTCACGCTGGCCAGCAAACCTCTCACTCCTTTCGATTTACTTCAAAATTTTATCTAAGCAGGCATTCCAACCTACGCTCTTTGCATCTGTCCAAAAGTTACTTATGTAGTGATTTTTGTTATGATTAATTTCTCTTTTCTCCGGCAGTTCACGTAGCGGACACCAATCTGGCTTTCCAACGTTATATGCATCTTCTTGTGCCACGCCACATATTAAATTTAATATTGGATTGTCCCTTTCAAAAAAACTGCAAGGACAATCAGCACAACATTCCGGCATATCCATTACCAACACTGCTTTTAACATATCTCACACTCCTCTCAACTGCTTAACTCTAGGCTCATACGGCTTCGGAAGTTTTGACCATGCAGTAACCCTTGCTTCGATTGTAAAATACGAATATTCTTCACAATAATCGCACTTCTCATACCAGCCTTCCGGAATCCACCATGTATTTTCTTCCTCGATATATTCCCAATCATCAGAAACTCCGTCTGGCATATTCCAACCCATATCTTCAACTGTACAATGATGATAAGGGATATAAACAGCTTTTAACACGCTCTTGAACCGTCCGTTATCTACCGTAACCAAGCACTCATCAGAGCAATTTCTATCTTCGCATTTTGGCGTATAATTTACATTCCAATTAGCCATTTTTAAACTCCTTCTGGTTTCTCACATCGCTCAAATTCAATAATCCAAACGTAAGGATTCGCACTCCAACCGTAGCGGTTAAGGTCAGGTTTCTTGATGGTACTGTTCCACAAATCTTCAAATTGTCCTCTTGCGGTACACGCTCCTATAAGCAATCCACTATTACATCCTTCAGCTTTCGCCTGTACTTCTGTTATCTCCTGCAACCGCTCTACCCTCACATCCGTAACCTTAAGCCAGATACGTGCGGCTTCTTTCGGCATGTGGATGGATGGTTTCCACTTTGTAACATCGGCAATATCATCTTTCTGCCAATCTTCGTAATAATAGTATCCTTTCGGTGCCTCTTTCCATGTTTCACGAACATACAGGATATCGCCCGGCTCGCAAGGCAACTTAAAAAATTTCTCTCCATACCCATCTGCAAATGTACCTCTACACGATATGTACCCTTTAGGTGTAAAAGCGGTATATCCACATACTGCATCATCAGGAATAAAGCCTTTTACAATTCTTCTCGTTGCATCTTTTCTCCCGTCCAGAATTGCCCGAACCATTTCTGTATTGAATAAAATCGGTTTAATTGCCATCTGATACACCGCCTTTCACAATTTCGATTGCATGCTCATAACTTCTTGCTTTCTCTTTTCCTAAATTACTGTCGTATGCATTCTCCCAAAACTTTCTCTCATTTTCCAACTGCTCCACAACCTTGTCCGGGTCATATGCGGTCGGGATTTCATCAATTTTCTGTGCCAATGCATAGAACATATCTTTGCCACTATTCTGCGTAAGAAGAATATCCATAAACCATTGTTGATATAATTCTTGCTTTAATGTCTCCTCATCAATCAATCTTCCCATCGTTCGCCCTCCTCTCAATACACTTTCTGCCCGCACCCGCAATATCCCGGATAAGGCATTAGGTTATGACACTTTGGGCAGAAGTATTTTCCTTCAATGAGTTCCCTTGAAATCGCTGTCTGCTTCTCCACCGCCGCCCGGCATTCTTCCAGCGTTCCGATTGCGCGATACTGTTTCACTTCTTCCAAGAGTAACACTTGTCGGCATAGTTTCTCGTAATCTTTTTCCTTGTCATACTTAATATCCACTAATAGTTTCTTATCCGCCATCACGCATAGTAGCTCGTACCAGCTTAATCCATGTCGACTTGCTAATTTCTCCAAAGTCTGTCCATGATTTTCCATTGCCTGTTTTTCATGCGGTGCAATTAAATTCCAGTCTATAGATTCATTTGTTCCTAAAATTGGGAATTTTTTCTCACTCACAACCGCACCTCCAACAGCTCCGGGTTATCAATCATGTTGCCAATCACTTCAAAATTCTCTGAATCAAAATCATCCAGTTCCTCGTAGTAATCACAGCCCGGCTCATTCGTACACCATCCGTTTTCATGCCACACGACACACTTTCTCGTCTCATCTTCTGGAAACTCAACGTCGATATGCCCCGAAAGAATATCATTCTCAAAAATCCGTCTGCCGCTTTTATCATTAAGTCCTGTGCACTGGCAAATAGTTGATGGGTCTATCTCGTAAACAACTTTTTTACTTGCGAAAACCGGTTTAAAAATAAGCGGTCTTCCTGCAAGTTCATAATAACTACCAGACATCCATTCTCCGTCATCAATGCACTTTCCGCGGAATAAATATCTATCTTCCATCCTTTTCCTCCATTTCTTTCAGCTTGGCTTCGGCTTTTTCCACTTCCATTCCGGCAAGACATCCGCTAGCATATGCATCCTCATAGCACCTATCTATTGCTGTATAAAATTCATCACAAAACAATTCAGTAAGAGGGCATTCCGAACACTTGCAATTTTCATGGTGGCATTTAGTTCTTGTGTGCACACACTCTCTATATTCCGTTTCTTCGATTTTTTCCGGCAACTTGATATATCTGCCCTGCTCCTCGGCATCCTCATAGTCTTTGAGTTTCCGATATACGGCATCTATTTCCTCGCAATCCGGTTCACATGCCCTTTCCCACAGTTCATCATCAATCCATGATGGATTCCTTTCTGTTAATCTTTCCATGTTGCTTCCTCGCTTTCTGCTTTTCCTTTTCCTCACATGGCTTACAAAGCCTACTACACCAACCGCATGGTGTTATGTATGGACATTCTTCTCCAAGTCTCATGCTATTCCTCACTTTCTGCCTTAAGCCATTGTTCCACCTCTGTAACAGAGCACATTGCTACGCCGCCCTCAATGGTCATTACACTACCATGCTCATATGTTTCGATTGAGCAAAGGAAATCTAAAAGTTCCTCATCCGTCATGCTTCTGATCCGGTCTGCATTGGTCTGTGGCTTTTTAGCCATGCTCTTCATACACTCCATCATATTTCTACCTCACTAAATCTGTTATTTTAACAGATACCCCTTCATATTTCCCGGTGCGACAATACTCTGCGGTATCAAAAAACATAATGCATCCATCGTCTTTTTTTTCAAGTGCTATGCTTACGCCATTGCTTACCAGTGTATTTTTTAACAGCGTCAGTACCGCCTTTATCTCATTCTTGGTTTCATCTGTCATTTTAACTTCACCTTTCTCTTTCTGCCTTTCTTCTCAAACTTATCGCACATCCCAACCGGGCATCTACGCCTTAATCTGGTCTGTAAATAATATCCACACATGATTTCTGTTTGGCTTTGCTTGTACGAATATTTACATTTCCGGCAGTATTTTATGCTTGTCTTTGTCATTTCTCCCATGTTAATAATCCTTATTTCGCCACTTAATTTTTATTTTATATTTCCACTCGTTATCATCTTTTCAATGATTTCCTCCTGCATCCGCTCTGCGATATGATCCCGGACTGATTCTTCTGGAAATGCGATCTGATATGTCCGCTCCTTGATCCGGTTCGTGATCCGGTCATCGTAGGATAGTTTGTCCAGCGGATCATTACTCGTGAAAATCGTTACCTTCTGGTTTATGTACCGCTCGTTGATGATCTGATACATTTTGTCATTTATCCAGTCCGCTGGTCTCTCCACTCCGAAATCATCAATTACAAGAATGTCTGTTGTGGAAAGTGCATCTAAAAGCTGGCTTTCACTGCCTGCTACATCCCTGCGCCATGTATTCTTAATTTCCTGCAGGATGGTCAGTGATACTGCAAATTTGACTGTGTATCTTTTCATCAGTTCATTTGCAATCCCGGCAGCAATCCTCGTCTTGCCGCTTCCCTTTGTCCTTGACCAGATATACAATCCCATGCCTCTTTCCTTCTGGCTCTCAAAATCATCCAGATAGGTTTTTATGATTTTACAGGCATCTGACACCATCTTTTTACTTTCCTGCTTCCTGTACACATCCATCCGAAACGATCTCAGATCCATCCCACGGAATGCCTCCGGTATATCTGCGAATCGCAACCGCCTTGACATGACCGCTTTCTCACGGCATTTACACGGTACTGCTATTTCAACTCCGTCTTTTATTTTCAAGATCCACTCCCGACCTTCGCAAATTGGACACACATCAGAATCCTTGGAAGTCTCCGGTGTCTCCGCGTTCCTGCATAAGTTCGTTGAGTGATTTTTCATGCGTTCCAGTATCTCTTCCAACTGGTCCATCGTTCTCTCCTTTCAGATACTGCATAAACAAGTTCTCTCGTAAAAAGTTCTCCGGCTTTTTAATATACCGCTCTGCTGTTTTCTCCCGTCTGCATATATCTGCATAATTCTGTGCGGCCAATACCAGATCATCTTCCGGTACACCAGCCAGTACCACATTGCAGTATTCTGTTTCAGCAAGACAACCAGTACACCGTTTCGGATAGGCCGCGGCAAACTCTCCGAATTTTTCCACGGGGGATATAGGGGGTGTATTTTGTTTATGTTTATGTCTTTGTTTATTAATAGGTTCACTTTGTGGTTCAAACTGTGGTGCATTTTGCAGTTCACTTTGTGGTTCAAACTGTGGTGCATTTTTACTATAATTTTGAACCACAAGACTATTTATTTTATATTGTGCTGCAAGATTCCCACCGCGCGATTTCCATTCGATGAACCCATCTGTAGCAAGCTTGTTTCTCGCTCTCTTTAACGCTGATGCATTTAATCCAGACCGAAGTCCAAGGACTGACGAGGCTACCGTAAACGTATCTGGCCACCCTGATTTATTCGCTATGGACATTAACGCATGCCATAAGGCGATTGCAGTGTTGGGCTGCGGGTTTAGTTCGAGCCTGTCGTAAAATGCTTTTATCTCAGCTAAATAATTCAAGAAATCACCCCGTTTCCAAGTCCTTAAGTAAGTCTCTTAATTTCATTTTTGCCTGTTCCGCTGTAAGTTCCGTGATTGTGACCTCAATTCTCGGATTATCCTTATCTACAGAAACATCATGATAAAAATGAGAGATGCATCTGCGGTTATCTTCTTGCAGCACCTTTGTTTTTGTGAGACTGTCCTGAATGAACTTTGTTGCGCAGGAGAGAATGTTGTCCCCATCTCTCCTGTTGTCTTTTTCAAAACAGTGGTAATAGATCAGTACCGGCTTTTCGATATGTACACCATGGAGCTGCTGTCTGATACACCACATGATGTGATTCTCATTATCATTTTTTATCTTTCCTCCCTTATATGGGTTGGTGCGATTGGCTGCGGTGTAATTGTTCAAGCCTTCTAAACGCCCCGGAACTGTAAATTTATACTCCATCGGCACCGTCCTCCATTCTGATCTGCGCATTGCAATCATTAATCTGCTCTGCTAAATATGCCGGAAGAGTGTAACAATCAACAAATTCATGTGCATCGGCAAGATTCTTGCGTTTCAGTGCCTTGTAGCTTTTCATTTTTCCTTCATCATCGTAGATACCAAACTCACGTTTTAACTGATTATAAATATCACTGAACACTTTTTTATGTACTTTACTATCCCTGTAAGCTTCTGATTTCTTACCACCGAGCATTTCCACCGCCTTGCGTCTGACATGTGCGGAAAGTTCGTCTGATTCTGCACCGAACAACGGCATATCATTTTCAATATGGTCAATTCTGTGCTCTACCTTGGTCACACGCTTATCCACAATCAGCGCCGCTTTCAGCTCCGGTGACATTCCATCAAGAAGATTACTGTGATCAAAATAAGAATCAACCAACCGATCGTATACTTCCCATGCGGTATCTGTGTTTAAGGATTTTGCATGGAGAAAAGCACCTTTTTTTGTCCAGAGGTATAATTTATTAATTTTTAACGAAAGGTCAATTTGTCCGGTCGTTTTAAAATCTTTTAAATTCTCTCCCTCCAAACAAATAAAATGCTTCCCCTCAACATATCTGTCTTTGTTTCTATTGAAATTTTTTGTGATTGTATCTGTATTTGTTCCATACGCTTCTGCGATCTGCTGTGTTGTCAGCACTCTCATATCTCCATATTCTGTAACTTTTAATTCTTCCAAAATTTACTCCTTTCTCCCGGCACCATGGAAAGCACCGGGAAACCATGGCTTCCAATAATTCGTGATATATTATTTTCTGCATGAATAGGTTTCTTTCTGCCGTCCGGCAAGGTGTTCCAACCCTATAACCACGACTTTCCAAAAATACTTCTGAACTCTTCTCTAGTACCGTAATGAGATTCAAAATATTCCTGCGCCATAGTTTTTAATTTCAAATCAATTTCTTTTGCATTGGCGCCTCTCTGCGCTCCGTTAGGATGCAGATCCGGTCTGAGCGGAATAACAAAACCATACTTTTCACTATTTTTACGGTTTGAACTTCCAAAGATATGATGTCTTTCCACTGGGTATGTTCCGGTAAAATAACAGTGATCCATATCTTCTGTAAATACGCTCCACAATCGTTTCATACACCCCACCGCTCTTTCATTTCCCTCAACTCCTCAGGTGTGATGGTATCTATTCCAAGTTCTTTTGCATCCGCTACCGTTCCATCAATCAGTACTGACATTTCTTTTGTATCATATGTATGGCTTCCTCGATAAATCTTATATACAGTCAGTTTCCCATCATATCGAACTGGCATTGCATGAATTGTTTCAAGTTCCCACATGTAATCTTCTGGTGCATTTGACTGATAATAGAAGATACTTCCATCTGGAAGATGTTCTGGCTGACCATATTTACAGATCAGTACATTTTTGGCTTTCGCCTTGGAAATCGTCAGAGCATCGGCAATCTTTCCAACCAGTGCATGAAAATAAGAATTTGCATCAAGGCTACGTTTCTGCGTGTATCTAACAGCTTTGATTTTCAACTTGTCCTGCTTCTGTAAATTTTCAATCTGGGGAGCTGCTGAACCATCAACCTCAAATGTAAGAATGATGCCTTGTCCGTCAAATGTCCGGCTCGCTCCGGTTAGTTTTCCAGTAGTCTCCATAAGCTACGCTTCTTTCTTTGCAACAGCTTCTTCCAGCTTTGTTTTTAACGCTGTGTACTGCACTTTTGTCAGTGTGATAAACGATTCAATCTTATACTGGCTTAACAGCTTCTGTTCATTGACATTTGCCTTTCTGATCAATTCTGTGATGATCTGAAATTCTTCCTCGCTGATCAGATCATTTATATTTTCATCTTTCAGTGCTCTGCTTTTCCCATATAAGAAAATTGCCTTTGTCTTATTATCAACAACTTTCAGATATGAGATTTTTCCATCTTTATACTCGATATCCTCAACTTTAAAGCTGTCATACGTGGTTTTTTTTCCATTTTTATCTGCAAGATTAATCTGGTCTGCTTTCATCCATATAAAAGGTGCAGTGTATAATTCTCTTCCGATTCCCCAGTTAAAGCCAGCTCGCTTGAAGCTGTCAGAAGCCTCGCCTTTTTCTCCTTCGGTATAAGATTCCGTTCCGCAATCCCATTTCCATACCCAGATTTTTTTGAATGCATCCCATATGCCAATACCTGCATACATGTTGCCTTTGATTTCCTTATGGTCTCTCTGCCAGTTCATTTCCCCTACAGCTTCATCTAAGATGTTCATATCACAGCGTGCATTTTTATACAGCAGGATGGAACAGCCTTTATCAGAAACAGTTGCTACTCTTGCTTCAATTTCATTTGCCCTTAATTCTCTAAATTTCATTTCTACCTCTCAATCTGTCACATAAACTCTCATGTCATCCAAGCATCTGTCACAGTAATAATCCCCTCTGATCTTCACTGCTGTTTCCTCTTGGATATGTTCTCCGCAACAGATGCACTTCGGTCTGCGTTGCAGCCATTCTTCCTGCTGCCTGTCATGTTCTTCCCATAAATCGTAATTATCTCTCATAATCTACAGTCTTTCTCTTGCCATCGTTCAAGATGCCGGCGTGTAACTTGTTCCCATCAATCGCAAATGTTCCAAAGACGTCTCCGGTGCTAGTAAACGTAACGCTTCCATCTAATATTCCAAAATTTTCAAGAAGCTGGGACAGCTCATCTAATTTGTCTAATAAATCCCCGGTATCAGACCAGGTTAATTGTGTGCTAGTCATTCAAAAATTCCTCCATTTCCATCTGTCTGAAATCTGTAGATAAAACCATGTATCTGACAGCTTTCTCACGCTGTTGATTCATGTACTGTTCGTCCCGGCATTCTTCACACACGTTTCCTTCCCCGGGATCTAAACTACATCCACAGATTCTGCATTTCCTGTAAATCATAAAATCACGCTTTCCAAAAATTTAACTACGTGTTATAATAAACGCAGAAGTACTTTTGTATTTCCACGGTTAAATAGCACCTGTACTCGCCAAAGTTATCAGGGTGCTATTTTTTTGTCCTCAAATTCCCAAAGGAACTCAACATCAGCGTCAAACTTGTCCTTCCGGCGGATCATGTAAAAGTATGCTTTCCGCTTTTCTTCCTGGCGTTTTTCCACATCCATGATCACAACTCCAATAAGTGCAACCAAAGCTCCGAGAGCTATTGCAATCAGCAGAAAAACATAATACATTCCATCCGCATCGAGCATTCCACCAAGAAACACGATCACAAGTCCAATAGATATAAAAACTTTTGCCACATTTTTCATGATTTTTTGTTTTCCTCTTTTACGATCTCGTAATCACATTCGCTGGAAATTTTTATTTTTTTATTTTCGCTGTCTCTGGAGATGGAGTTGCCCATCATATCCTGCACCGTGGAGTTGCCCCACATATCCTGCACCGTGGAGTTGCCCCACATATTCTGCACCGTGGAGTTGCCCATCATATCCTGCACCGTGGAGTTGCCCCACATATCCTGCACCGTGGAGTTGTCCCTCATATTCTGCACCGTGGAGTTGTC